AGTTATGTAAATGGTTCTCAAGCTTTTGATTCAGTAATAAATAATTCTGGAACTAAATATAATGGTTTAACTGATTGGGATGGTTACTATTCAACTGATTTAGCATCAACTGGTGATTATACTCATCATCTTGGTAAAGCTAGAGATAGTGGAATATCAACTTATGAATTTCATGGTGGTAAAACATTTGATAATTCTATAGGTAAATCTTCAATTAAGAAAGCAAGTAATCTTAAAAAAAATGCAAAATATGCTGCAGGAACTATGGCTAAAAGTTTATTAAGTCAAGATAGTGCATATAAATTACCTGAAGTTATGTATGCATCAACTGCAGATATGACTCAGACAACTACTGGTGGATATGGTGGTACTGAGATAGAAGGTTCATGGGGTGGAAGTTTATTAAAAGGTGCTTTTAATGATGACCAAAGAGAAAGAATTATGAACTTTTATAAAAACATGAATATAGTAGGAAGTCATTAATGCCTTTTAAATCTGAAAAACAAAGAAAATATTTATGGGCAAATGAACCAAAGGTCGCAAAAAAATTTGTTGACCATGCAAAAAGAAAACAATATAATAAAGGTGGATGCATTACAATTATGATTGCAACACCAATGAAAAAAGATAAGAAGAAAAAATAATGGCTGAAAGAGTAAAAGAAAATCAATTTGATAAAGTAGGAGTTAATCCTTTTAACGCACCTGTGCCTGGAGAATCCTTGACTGCATCTCCAGCTACTCAACAACCTTGGGAACAACCAGGAAAATATACAGAGCAAGATAAAGCTATGGAAGCTGTATATATGGAATTAACTTCTCCAGATAATCTTGAGAAATTAATAAATATAATTAATGATGGAACTCCTTTAGATGAAATAGCTCAAGTTGTTTTATATAAAGGTTATACTGAAGGATTATTTAATCCTGATTTAATGTTATTATTAATTGAACCAACTTTATATTTATTAATTGCTATAGCTGATTATGCAGATATTAATGATTATATTTTATATGAAGGTGAAGATACAGACCCTGAAGCTGAAATTCATGGAGATGATGTTGAACCTGTTAATATGGATGAAGATGAAGTAACAGAAGAAAGACCTGAACCTAAGAAAGAAACTTTAGGGGAAAGTCTTTTAGCAAAAGTTGAATCAGAATTACCTGTAAAAGTTGCAGAGATTAAGGAGAAAGAATAATGGGATTTAATTTATGGGATATAGGAGCTGTTGCTACAGGAGCTATTGAAAGAGATAGAGAAGTAACTAAAGAAAATTTATTAATTCGTGCTGATGAATTAAAAGCTAAAAGAGATTCTCTTATTAAAAGAAAAGATAAAAAATATGATATGGAAATTAAATCTTATTATAAAGAAAAAAATAAATTAGATAAAATTAATTCTTTAAATGCTGAAGCTGCAGCTTTCAATGAAGCTAATAAAGCTTCAGGAAAAACTTATGACCAAGATTTATATGCAACAAGATATTTATTAGCAACTGTTGATGGTTTTTCAGATTTAGAAGAAACTGAAAGAAAGAAAATGATTAAAAATTTTGGTTCTTCTGGTAATAACTATGTAATACAAACAAAAGACCCTGATAAATTAGCAGCATTACAAAGTAAAGAAGAAGATATTATTTTAAAAAATTATTCAAATGAACTATCAAAAGCGAAAGATGATAGCTTCTTAATTAATAAAATTTTAGGTAAATCAACTAATCAAACTCCAACAAAAGATTTAGAAGAAGCAATTAATGCAGATGTTAAAGCTTCTGAGATTGTTACTAAAATTGATGATGCAGAAAATAAGAATAAAACAGATGGTTCATCTATAATATTAAGTAAAAAAACATATTATGAAACACCTCCAAAAGAATTTCAAACTGAATGGTCTAGTAAACGAGATGCCATTACATTTGATATAAGTAAAAATAATAATAACACATTTAAATTTTTATCTTTAACTGCTGGATTAGGTGGTGGAGATGAATTAAGTTATAAATATAATAAAACAGATAGTAAAATTGAAGGTATGAATGGACCTGCTATAGAAAATCTTTTAGCTATGGAAACCATGTTTACTGACATTAAAAATAGTAAGGATACTATGCTGAAACATTATAATGAAGTTGATTCCAATAAGGGAAATATTGGTAAACACTTTAATGCGGATAATGTTTATAAAGAAATGAGTTCTCTATTAAAAGATAGAGGAAGTAATATTAATAGAGGAGCAGGAAATCCTTTAAAGAATTTAAGATTAACTACATTTGTTCCTATATCAATTGCAAATCAAGATAATATTTTGATGATGGGTGAAGTTGCAGTTGATTTATCAGATGCCAAACAAATGAAAAGTGTTGCTAATCATATGGCAGATTTTATTAAAACTGAAGCATTATTAGCTAATAAAGATATTGATGATGTTGAATTACAAGACATTGGTGCTAGAATATATAAAAATTTATATCATGGTGATGCAAATACAGTTGTTAAATTTAAAAATTATTTATACAACAATGATGAAAATATTAAAAAAGCATTTGATGATGGTCCTAAGAAAAAAGATGAAACAGCAAAAACTACTGAGGGAGAAACAACTAATGTTGAAACAACTTCAGATGGTAAGGTCGCTGCATCTGAAACAAAATTTAAAATTAGTACAACTAAAGATGGTAGTGCAGCAGTAATAGTAGATGGTGAAGCTTTTAAAATTAAAGATAATCTAGAATATTTAAAATCAATAGATGATGCAGATTTACAAAACGCAATTTCTGAAGCATTAAAATTTGAAAATGATATGAAGAAAGGACCTGAAGTTGGACTTCCAGAAAAATATTTAAAAGATGAGAATGGAAATTATATTACCAGAGGAAAAAATAGAAGAAAAGTTATTAATCCTGAATGGCAAAAACTACAAGATATGAACAAAGCTATAGTAGCTTCTAATGTAAAACCAGTTATTCCAAAAAGAAAAATTAGATAGTGAGCTATGACTTATGGCAGAACAAATCTCAACAATCATAGACAAATCCAAATTAGTTGGTGGGGAAGTCATCAACGAACAAATTCTTGAATCTCAAGAAGAAGAAAAAAATAAAGAAAAAGAAACAGAAGTAATTTCAGAAACATTAATTGATAAATCAAAATTAATTGGTGGCGAAAAAGTTGAAGAACCTACCCAAATAACTTTCACAACAGACTCTATAATAGACAAATCCAAATTAGTTGGTGGCGAAAATGCTATAACTGGTGAAGCATATACTGAACCTACAAATTGGGATAGATTAGAATATGGTTGGGATAAAGAAACTATGGCTTTTGGTAATCTGTTTAGAATTGGAAAAGCTTATGTTCAAGATATATTTGATGATGATAAAACTTTTAAAGATTATATTTTAGAAAATGAAAATAAAAGAATAGAAGATTTATATAAAGAACATTGGAAATTTAAAGGTCGTGAAGATGAGGGTGGTTTAACTACAGTTGGTTCTATCGCTTCCATGTTATTAGACCCATATTATTTAGCTGGATATTTAAATCCAATTAGTGTCAGAGCTATGGCAAATCCAATTAGCTCAGCAACTTTAAATGGTTTGTTAATATCAGGTGATGTTATATTAGATGACTTAGCAAAAACTGGTGAAGTAGATTGGAATAAAGTTAAAGTAAGTGGAGCAACTGCAGCAGCAATTGGAGCAGTAATCCCTATTGGTTCAAAAATAATTAAAAAATATGCTCCGAAAATGATTGAATCGGAAGTTAAATTAGTTGCTGAATTTATAGATAAAAAACTTGCAAGAAATAATAATCTTTCCACTTCTCAATTAAAAAAAATTCAAGCTGTTTCTACAAGTGCAGAAGTAAAAACTGCAAATAATGAATTAATAAAATGGACTAGAAATTTTGTTGCTCCAATGGCAGCAGAAACTAGAAAGTTTAAAGCTCTTGAAAAGACATTATTAGAAAAAAGAAATTTATTAATTAATATTAGAAAATTAAAAGGGAAAAAGAAACCAATACCAGGAAAATTATCTGGTATGTTAAAACAGGAACCTCTTAGTAAACAAATTGTTAATATTAGAAATCAAATTATAGATGCAAAAAAAGCAAGTGAAGCTGCTAAAAAAATATTAATAGATAAACAAGCTAAAAAATTAGATAAATGGTCTGAGTTAGTTGCAAATAGAAATACAAAAATTTTAGAACAATTAAGAAAAAATGAAACAAGAATTGATTGGGCAGCTAGAGGTTTATTATCTGCTACAATAAGACCATTAGTTGGTGCTGGAATGGGTACTGTTGGTGGAATTTTATTTGGTGATGAAGAAACTGATTTAATGTATTGGGCTACTGCTGGTGCTGTTGCAGGTCAAATGCAAAAGATGATAGCAAGAAGTTCTAAGTTTGGAACTCAATTAGAAAAAGGAAAAATATTAGGAGTTATTGATAGAGAACTAACTCAATTAGCTTTACAAAAAGTTAGAGATTTAATGTCAGCAACAAGTTCTTCTAAATTAAATTCTTATGGTGGAGCTACAGAAAAAATAAGTAAACTTTTATTAAGAGAAATTGATTCACCTGTTCAAGAAAAATCTGCAATCGCTGTTGCTGAACAAATGCAAAGATACTTCTTTAGAAAAGCTGATAATCTTACTAAAGGTTATACTGCTGCTGAACAAGCTGAAGCTATTTCACTTCTTAGAGGAAAACAAATAACAAAAGAAACTCCTAAAAGAGTAGAGGAATTATCAAAAAATATTAAAACTTATCTAGATGAGTTTAAAGATTTATATAATTCAGCAGGATTCTTTTCTAAAAAAGAAATAGATAATTATTTTCCTAGAGTTTTAAATTTTGATTTAATTAAAAGAGATGAAAAAGCTTTCTTAAAAACTGTTGAAGGTATTTATAAAAGTTTAGGACATAAAAATCCAGAAAAAGCTGCTTTAAATTATTATAATGGACATAAAACTTCTGGTGATAGTGTATTTAATGCTTTAGTATTAAAAGAAATGTTTGCAAAATCTACATCAGGTGTTTCAAAAGAAGGTAACAAATTTATTATCACTCCAGTTAGTGAACATATTACTAAAGAAAGAGCTTTAAAAGGTCCATATAAATTAGTAGAAGAAGTATTAGAAAAAAAAGGATACTTAGTAAATGATGCTAGATTTATATTAAGTAGAATTGCAAATGATTCAGTAAAATCTATTGCGTTTGCTAGACAGTTTGGAACTCATGGAGAATTATTACAACCTTTCTTTAAACAAATACGAGATAAATATTTAAAATCAGGATTAGAAACTGATAAAGCTTTAAGTGCAGCAAATTAAGAAATGAAATTAGTAGCTAATACTATTGATGCATATTTTGATAGACATGGTGTAGCTATGACAGGTGCATCAAAATCAGCAGCAGGTATTATTGCTACATTAGGTAATGCTAATATGTTAGGTAGAGTTACTATAACATCTTTAGGTGATTTAGTTCAACCTTTTCAAAATTCTAGTAGCTTTAGAGCAATTGTTCAAGGTTGGAGAAAGACTGCTTTACGAGGAAAAAAAGAATCAGGTTTAGCTAGAAATTTAAACTATGATATTAGTAATGAAATTCAACAAGGTCTAATTAAATCTGCTGGAATGGAAAGTAAAAACGTAGTAATGGGTAATAGTTTTATGGGTCAAACACCAAATCAAAAAATTAATAATATAATGTTTAAATTTTTAGGATTAGAATGGTTGACTGGTTATGCTAGAAGATTTGCTTATAATGTTGGAAATGCTGATGCTTTTTATTTATCCAAAACTTTAAATCAATTAACAAAAAAAGGATTAGATAATAGTGGTAGAGCAAAACGAATTAAATATTTTTTAGAAAATAATTATGGAATAAATAATAGACAAGCTTTACAAATAGGTGCAGCTAAAAATTTTGATGATGCTATTTTAAATAATGCTAATAAAAAAGTTATAGAACAAGCAGGTGTAATAACTTCTAATAGAGACGCATTGATTCCTCAAGTATCTAATAGATTATTATTTACTCAAAGTAATAATCAATGGGTTAGATTAATGGGTCAGTTTTTATCATGGGCACAAGCAAAGTCTGCACAAACAAATAAAATATTACAAAGAATAGAAAATGGAAGTGCAAAAACTTTAGTTAAAACTTTAGCAGTATTACCAGTTTATAGTGGAATTCAATCATTAAGAGAATTAGCAAAACATGGTGAAGTAGTAACTGACTATGATGCAAATAATAATAGATGGTGGGCAGAGGGTGCAAGACTTTCAGGTATGTTTGGTTTCTTACCAGAATTAGTTGCTAATAGATTTATTGGACCAGGTTCTAGAGAACCATGGTACTTATTTGCTCCCTTTTTTCAAATTATATCAGCACCTGGACAAGCTATTAAACAAGCATGGGATGGAAATACCGACAGAGCTATAAGAATTATTAATGAAAGATTATTACCACTTCCTAATTGGAGAAGAAGATTATGGGATTTATTTCAGATTCCAAAACCTCTGAAATTAAAAGGTTCAGGTACAATAGGTGGGGAACTTATGCCTTTTGAATTAGGTGGTTTAGTTCTTAGAAAGAAATTTAAAAAAGGAGATGTAGTAGAAGCTGCTGCTATGGAAGATATAAACTTAAACCAACAGGAAGATATGAATATAAAAGATTTAGCAAGTGTCGCTGCTGCAGCAACAATAGCTACAACAGGAGTAGATGCAGAGATAAATAAAGCTGTAGAAAATAAAATAGTACCTCCTCCTATAGAAGAAAAACAAATTTTACCTGAAGCAAAACCTATTTATGCTGAAGAAAAATTTTTAAAATATATAGAAAAAGTAGAAAACCCTAATCTTAAACATGGAATGATACATAAATCTATTGAAGGTGGTAATGATACAATAGCATTTGGACATAAACTTACAGATAAAGAAATAAAAGATAACAAAGTTTATGGTTATGACTTAAATAACTTAACTAAAGAAAATGCAAAACATATATTACTATTAGATTTACAAAAAGCAGATGAACAATTACAGGCAGATTATGGAGAAAAATATAATAAGTTAGATAAAAACAGAAAACAAATGCTTATTGATTTTCAATATAATATGGGTAGTGTAGGATTAAATAAATTTAAAAATTTTAAAGAAGGTCTTTTTTCTAATGATATAAACAAAATGAAAAAAGAATATGAAAGAGGATTTACAAATGAACAGGGAGAATTTAAACAATTAACTGGAAGAAATAAGGATTTTTTCAAGTACTTCTTTGTTGACAAGTAAAGAAATTCCTACTATAATATAGGAATGAAGTAATGCCCATTGTGGGGTTACTCAATTTAAATCGCTTAACGAAAGGATTAATATGACACATTACGATTTAATAAACTTTGACCCATTTAAAAACTTCTCTATCGGTTTTGATAGAATGTTTGATTCATTGAATGAGGTCTCTAAGATAAACACTTCAAACTTTCCACCATATAATATCAGAAAGATAAAGGATGGTAAGTATCAGGTAGAGATGGCATTAGCTGGGTTCTCTAAGTCTGACATCAAGTGTGAGTTGCAAGATGGCATACTTACAGTTGTAGCAAAGAAAGAACAAAAGGATAGTGATAACTTGATTCATCAAGGGATTGCTTCTAGAAGTGTGTTAAGGAAGTTTACTCTATCAGAGTATATGAAGGTAGAAGATGCTGATTTTAAAGATGGAATGCTTAAAATCAAACTCTATCAAGACTTACCTGAAGAGAAAAAACCTAAGACAATAAAGATTAAGTAATCTTTACTGTGATGGCGGTAACAACCTGTGAGTTGCTCTGCCGCCATGAAAAATTATTATGATACCATACAATATATTATTTAAACTTGGTTCAAAAGCTGTCGGTACTTTTATGACAAGAAGAAAAGAAAAGTCTGACAGAGCACACGCAATAGCTATGCAAGAGATGGCTACTGGAAATGAAAGAGCTAAAAGAAATGGTTCTTTATTTTTAGATTTAATTCTCGGTGCATTTATATTAGCACCACTTGGAGTACTAGCTTATGGTTCTTACTTCGGTGATGAAATGATATTACAAAGAACTGAATTTTATTTTAACAGACTAAAAGAAATTCCTGAAGTCTACCTTTACTTAGTGTTTATAGTAGTCGGTGGAAATTATGGAATATCAGTTACGAGTTTATTAAAAAATAGAAAAAAATAAAATGAGGAGTACTTATGAAATGGTTGAAAAAACTATGGCACAAGTATTTGGAGTGGTTATTCAAAGACTTATATAAATGAAAATATCAGACAAGACTGCAATTTCTATGCCTATGCGTAACTTGCTGGGAATTATCTCGGCTGTCGCAGTAGGGGTGTATGCTTTTTTTGGTATCCAAGAAACTCTAAACAAACATAGCACAACTTTAGAATTAATGGCTAAAGATTTAGAAGCTAATAGTGAATTTAGAATTAAATATCCTAGAGGTGAGTTGGGTACATCAGCAGGGGAAGCAGAGCTTTTCATGTTAGTGGAACACATGGCAGGACAGGTTACTAAAATTGAAGATGCTATGTCAAACATGATGCATAATGAAGTTAATATAAATAGACTTCAAAAAGATATGGAAAAAGTTTTAGCGGATATTGAAAAATTAAAAGACAAACAAAGAACATTTGCAAATGGAGGACAACATTAATGGCTGACAAGTTAATGACATTATTAGTCGGATTGCTCATAGCCCTAGGTGGCTGGAGTCTTAGTCGTACATTTGAACTCTCTACAATTCAAGCAGTACATGAAGATAAAGTGGATAAATTAGAGAGACAAGTTTTAAAATTAGAAGATAAAATGGATAAGATGATGGATTCAGATGAAGAAATTATGGACCAACATAAAAAATTATTTGAAAAATTAGAATCAGAAAACAGTACAACAGGGAGTTATAATTACTAATATGATAGAAACAGTTACAGCATTATTATTATTTTTAAATGGAACTATGATTGAGCACGTTTATAAACCTGACCTAGGTTCATGTCTTAAGTCCAAACGTATAGCTTCTCGTGAATTAAATCCTGAACGAGTTGTTTTTAAATGTAAAATTATTAAAGCTAAAATTGAATTAGATGAACAAGCACAATATGGAAAAAGAATTTTGAAGGTGTTAGATGAGTAAATTTAAAATTATTTTATTAACATTATTAATATTATTCTTTGGGGTATGTGTAGCATTCGGAGGCGAAGCTGAAGATGTTGCAAAGAAAAAAGGATTAGTTGATTTAAGTCCTTCAGCTCCTGAAAAAGGTATTGTTTTTGCAGTATGTATATTTGCTGTGGGTGAAGATGGAACTAAATATCTAGTAGACCATAGAGCCGCAGTTAATATGGGTCATTGTCTTAAAGAAAAAAGAAAAGCAGAATTAAAATATAGAGACCCTGAACATAGAAAATTAATGGGTGGTACAAGATTTGTTTTTGCTTGTGATAAGGTAGATGCCTTAGTAGAGATACAAGAAAATGGAGATTGGAAAATTTTAAAAATATTAGGTAAACATAAAGCAGCTTATAAGAAAAAGAAAAGCTATGAATAAATGTGAATCATGCAATTGCAATTGTCATTGTTCTAGTAAGGAACACTCTGACTTATATGGAGTATGTCCTTGCACCAATTGTAAATGTAAAGAAAAAGAAGTAGTCGTTGATGATTCAAACGAATGCTTAAGCTGTCAATAGAAAGGAGAAACAATGGCAAAAAAGAAAAAGAAAAAAGGCAAAAAGAAAAACAAAAAAAATAAAAAGAAAAAGAAAAGATAATATAATTAATGGTTAATGATAAACTTATAACAATCCTGATTGCTATACTATTAGCATTGGGCGGTTGGAATTTAAAGGAAACTTATAGCATATCTAAAGATATGGTTTTGATTAAGGAAAAGGTGGCGACTATTCAAAATGAAGTATCGGACTTTAAAACTATTAAGAAGAAGAAGAAACGCAAGAAAAAAAATGAGGATGATTAATGCGTTGGTCCGCTATATAACTATATTCCTTTTCAGTATTTTATTTCTTTTAATATCAGGATGTGAAAATACAAGACACTCTATAGGTATATCAGGTAAGCCCTTAAGTACTGACATGGAACAAAATATTAAAATGAATTATAAAATAATTTTTGGAAAAGTTAGACCGAAGGAAGATACTGACGAATAAACTTTATGCTTATTTCCTTAAAAAAAGAAGAGCAATTAAAAAGAAAAGAAGAAAAAAGAAAAGATGAAAATAGCTTTGGTAATAACAATATGTGGAGTCATGGGTTGTATGCCTCCATTAACTCATAATGATTGGAGATTTGAAACAGAAGAACAATGTTATTATAAAGGGTATTATCATATAGCTGAAGTCGCTGAAAATTATATGAAGTCTATAGGGATAGAAGCTTTTAAAAAACAAGAAATTAAAATGATGTATAATTGTTTCCCTGCTGATAAAGTATTTGAAGGAGTAACACCTTCAGGTACACCGACTTAAGAATAAAAAGTATCTTGGGCTATCTTCTCAAGGTAGTCATGCAAATCTGAAAAATTAGTTTTACATTCCCTCAACATAGAAGCTATCACTCCTGCATTTTCTTTCTTAAAATGTAGAGGAATCTTATCCATAGGATATGTTTTAAGTTCAGTAATAAACTGTCCTTGATTATTAATAATCAATTTAAAGCCCATCAAGTCAGCTTCCTTTCGCTTGACTCGTTTCTTTCTACTTAACTTTCGGTTGGGTTGCACTAGCTTTCCTCATTAAATCAACAAAGAAGTCATCATCAGCTTTGTCTTTTCTTAATTTTGTTAGGGGTTTAGTACCATCTTTATATATCTCTACACTTCTAACTCTAATAGGATTAGTCATAAAGACTGGTAGTCTTGTGTTGTTAAAACTTTTAACCATAAAGAATCCATCATCAGCAATTCCAAATGTTTGGACATTCTTTATATCAATATCATCTAAGCCAACTAAACATAACCTCATGTTATATACATCAGGTTTACCTTTAATTGGATTACCTTTTAAATCAACTATCTTTTCTCGTGTCATTTTCGTAACTTAAATCTTCAGCATCAGAAGAAGTTTTATGTTCTAAAGTATCATATCCTTTAACTAAATATTTTTCAACTCCTAACTCACCTGATTGTCCATCATCATCAATTAAACTATCAACACTTGTGGTATAATGTTCATTTAACTTTTCATTATTCCTTGTTATTTTTTTCTTTAAGTGTTCTTTAAGTTCACCAATTCTAACAAACAACATCTTATCTATGGTAGGATTAATACCATACATAGATAAATCATTTAATGCTGCAATCAGTATACGAAAACCTCTTGCTCTTTTTTCTAGTTGTCTTATTTGTGCTTCGCTATTCATAATCCCTTTCCAATATCATTTCTAAATAGTGTATGGCTTTTTCTATATCCTTTCTCTTACCCTTTTTCTGATGTCTGCATATATACTTAATAGCATTACCCTCAGCAAAGAGTAAGTTATTTTCATTAATAAATTCTGCTGGTTGAATCTTCATATTACTATAATGATTTCCATCTACTTGTTTATTTAACGATTCATATGTCATACCTTTAAACATTCCTTTATCTGTCATTACAGAACCATTGGTCCTTTCTCCATATATTTTTGTCTACGTTTATCTTTCTCACTTGGTTCTAAACTTTCATTTAAATCATCTATAGTCCAATGAGGATTCTTTTTTAATTTCTTTACTATCCATTTATAAGACCAAGGTTGTAAACGTAATGTAGTACCATGCCAATAATGAGTTTGATTAGGCATTAAAGTTAATACATTCTTAACATTAACTTTCTTTTGCTCTTCAGGATTTAATAATCCTTTAAGCCATTCAACCATTATATGTTTAGCTTTATTCCTTATCTTACTCATTTGTTTAGTGTTCATAAACCTCTAATTCACTTATTAAAAATTTATATATTTTATTACCATGGATAATTTGATAGTCTCTATTTATCAAATTAGGATTTTTTATAATATAAGTATCTGGAAAAATCCTTTCATTGTTTTTATTTTTATAAGTTATATCAACTTGTAAATCATTTTTTAATCTAAAGTCAGCAATTCCTATACTCTTATCTTTCCAAATCGGTTCTTTTATTTCATATTTATTTATCTTACTCATTTGTTTAGTGTTCAACTTAATCCCCACCAAATTAAAATGATAGGTATAATAATATGTTCAAAAATTTCATACAAACAAATAAAAACTAAAAGCCAAGTAAAAAACACACTCGTTTTAGATTTGCGAGTAAGATATTTAAACATCTTTTCATGCCAAGTTGTGATTTTTTGTGTAAGTTTTAATAGATATTTTTTCATGTTATATTATAAAAAGTATATTTAACAGTTAGTTCATCTCCTCCTGTAATATCTTTTATAGAAACTAAATTATATTTACTATAATTTGCATCATGTGTTTTTACTTTCTCACAATTAGGGTCATCAGAATGATTTATAAATCCACCTAAAGGTGTACGAATAAGTTCATCTTTAATTTTGTAATGACTTATACCAAAATTAACACCCTTTGGTACAAACAATTGGGTGAATAATCCTAGACCTTGTATCTTACTCTTATCAATTGTAAGTTTAATACATTCATTATTAGGTAATGGTTTATATAATTCTTTATTTTTAGTTTCCATCTTTATCTAACTTTAATAATTTAAAATTCTTTTCTCTATCAAAATATCTATAACTCATCCTAACAGGTTGAAACTTATAAACATAATCAAACACAATCTTTTCATCTAACTCTTTACAACTATACACATCTAACTGTACTAAAGCAGGGTTCAGTTCATCCCATGAGTGTAAAGTTATATGTGAGGTTTCTATAATAGTAACACAAGTTAATCCTCTATTACCTTGTACCTCACAATACTTTGCATAAGGTCCACCTAATACTTTCATACCAATATCTTTTATTAAAGACCTCATCCACTTCTTAATAGCTTTTAAATCTTTAGGTGGTTCTAAAGTTTCTGCTCTAACTAATAAATGTTTATGTTTTAATTCGCTTTCCATATGTTTTTAATTCTTCAGAAAAGTTTTTAGTTATCTCTTCAACATTTGGTTGTCTATTTACTTCAGCTAAATAAACAAACTTATTAGAATATTTAAATACTCTTAATCCTTTACCACCATTTGCATCTTTATAACACTCCCATTTATGTGCACAAAACTGACAACCAATAGGTAAAGATTTATTTCCACCTTTAGTTTCAGATAATTCATAACATCTTTCAGGTGGTGTATTACTCTTTAATGTATCTTGTAATGTTTTAATTAAAGTTGTAACATTAGGTTTAGCTAACTCATCAGGTTTATAGAAACAAACATCTCCACTTGATTTATCCATAACCAAGAAGCCACCTGCCTTTGTACCCATACCTGTTTCATATCCTGATAGCTGGGCATGATAACCAAATGGGTCATCATTAACTAACTCACCTGTTTTAAATTTCTTAAAACTAAATGATGATGCAGACTTAACATCACATACTTCACCATCTACTGTTGCATCTATATGTCCTTTAATATTATCTATCTCTACTTTCTTTTGTTGGTCTCCAATTTTATGTCCAGTTAATTCTGCTAGATATAATAATAAATGTTCTAATATATGTCCATATAAAAATTTAATATTTAAACTAGCATCATAGTCTTTAGTTTTCTTTGGACTAAATCTATCATACCATAATTGTCTAGGTGGTTTACCTAGTACACTCATTCTTAATTTCCCATCCTTTTCTCTGACAGGATTATTCCATGCATTAAAAGCTTCCTTAATATTATTAAGGAATCTCTCCATGTTTTCCTCTGTTACTTTTGCAGGTTTACCATTAGATATTCCAGCTACTAAATTTTTAATATCAGTAGCTATTGTATCAATGCGTTTCTGCCCAGTTGTTTCCGATTTTATATTCGCCATCTAATGGACACCTTATTTTTAAATCCTTTCCAGCTTGGATGATTGACTGTACTGCCAACTCTCCAAACTCTTTTGTTTTACTTTCTTCAACTTCATATTGAAACTCATCATGTACATTTACTACAGGATAAGCTTTGATTCGTTTCTTTATAACATATTCTTCTAGTAATGTCAACGCATACTTCATAACACACGCACCAGCACCCTGTAATAGGGTATTTAAAGCCGCATGGGGGTGTCTTATGAGGATTTTTCTTTGGTCAAGTCCTTTGAGCCATCTTTTTTTAGCCACTCCATCCACTTTTTCTCGTAAGCTTCTAAGACTTGGTGTATGTCTGAGAAATTTTTCTTTAACTCTTCTTCCATCTGCTTCAGACCTTCCGAGGATACTTCCGATTTTTTTATCCCCTGCTCCATAGATGAATGCGTAAATAAAAGTCTTCGCCTCATCTCTTGACCCCAAACCAGCAGAATTTTTATTTGCTGTGTGTATATCTCCATTAATGATTTCATTTGTGTATTCCTTATCGTTCATGTAATGTGCTAACATCCTCAACTCAAGTCCTGAAGCATCAACACCTACTAATTTATAGCCCTTCTTTGCCACCCATAATGCCCTACATTCCTTACCATAGGGCGAGTACACAGCAGGAACTTGTGCCATATTGGGCGATTGATGGCTCATCCTTCCAGTAACAGTACCATTTGTAATTACTTTGCCATGTACTCTACCATCCTCTCTAGTTGCTTCAATCCAAGAACTGACTTGAGCAATTCTTTTCTGAAGCATTAGAAACTCTTTAATTAATTCAGCTTCAGGAATATTTTTAATCTCTGATAAAACTTTTTCATCAACTATTATATGTCCTTTATCTGTTTTCTTTTTAGGTTTCCACCCCAACATAATTAATCGTTCTCCAATCTGTTGTCGTGAACCTAAATTAAATTCTTTAAACTTAACTTTAGTAAAAGGTTTTCCCTTTACATATCCTTTAGCTTTGTTATTAACCTTTGGAATAAATTCTGTTTCAATTTTTAAAGGAGGAAAAGTTTCTCTAACTTTATCTTGAAGAGTATTCATGTCCTCTTTAAATTTAGCTTGAAGCATATGTGCACCTACTACATCAATCATAAATCCTCGTTCATGTTGTCGTTGTATTATATGTGCAACCTTATGTTCTAAATCAATTGACTTACCAAAGTCTGTCATCTTTTTAGAAAGGAAGTTGTATAACTTTTCTGTTAAGTCAACATCATTTCTACAATACCTTAACATCTCTTCACTAAAATAATCAAACTGGTCAAACTCATATTTCTTTTTATAAAGTTTTTCTCCCCAGTTTCTTAATGAATGACCACCCTCTAACATAGGATTAAGTAATCTTGATAAGATTAATGTATCAGTTATCTTACACTTCTTAAATAAATCATAACCAAAAAATCTATTGAGTACTGGTATATCAAACCCTATAATATTATGTCCTATTACTTCATCAGTTTGTTTTATAAACTCTTCAAACCTATGTAATTTATCTTGTCTGAATTGATAGTAAGTACCTTTATGTTTACAAACAATACACCAAATTTTATCTGCATTAAGAGTTGTTTCAATATCAAATATTACTTTATCAAAAGTCATTTGCTTTAACTTCAGTTAATCTTCCTGTATCATTATCATATTTTAAATCACAACATGGTCCAGTTAATCCTGCAAATCTATTCTTTAATACTCTAACCTTTGTTGTATTTCTAATATCAGGGTCATCATTTTGTGCATCTCTTTCCAATCCGATAACCATATCACTTAACTGTCCTATACTAGCACTACCTCTTAATTGAGATAGAGAAGTTGCCGCACCCTCTTCATGTCCTTTACCATCAGGTCGTCTTAAATGTGATACAACTATCATAGCTATACCTGTTTCTTGTACAAGTGTTCTTAATCTAGTCATGATTTCATCCAATGCTCTTCTCTCATCACCATGACTTTGGTCAGATACAATAATACTAACGTGGTCTATAATAATATATTTACAATCTAAACCTTTAGCTAAATATCTAACTCTTGAAACTATATTATCAATAGTGTTAGAACCAAAATGGTCAAACATAAATACTCTACCAGTACCAACAGTTGCATCAAAATAAGTTTTTAATTCTTCTTTAGGTACATGAACATCAGGTAAATGTAATCTTTGATTCGCTTCAATACTCATTATACCTTTAGATGTTATAACAGGGGTCTCTTCTAACATTAACAAACCTATATTATCTTTAGTAGATTTAATTAAATGATGAACCAACTCTCTCATAACTTGGGTCTTACCTAACCCACTACCTGAAGTAAACGTCACTAATTCAGATGGTCTTAATCCATATGTTATTTTATTTAATCCTTCAAAAGGATATTGAACAAAGCTTTGAAGTGTTGGTTTACTTATCTCATCAAATAAAATGTTAGCATTTATAATTCCATCAGGAGCATAGACCTTCGCATTCCAAAATGCTTTTTGATATACTTGTAATTTATTTTTCATCAAGCAATCAGATGCATCTTTAAATTCATTTGGAAGATACATTATCTTACATTTCCCAGGGCTAAATAATTCAGCTACCTTTAATGCACCTTCACGACCATGCTCGTCATTGTCAAAGTTTACTATAACATTTTCAAATTGTTCTAACCAATCTAAACTTCCTTTAATATCTTTAACCGCAGAAGTTATACCATTCTTAATACTAACCACAGGAGTTTCATATCTATCAGTCTTAAACATTTGATAAGCTGATAAACAATCTATCTCACCCTCAGTTATTATTACAAATTTATTTTTAGAGAATAAATGTTCTCCAAATAATCCAGAGTTCTTTGTATTACCTTGTATAGTAAACTCTTTTAATTTTGTAAATCTAGTTTTAGTTGCAATCTTTGCACCTTGTTTGTCATGGTAAGGATAATAATGATTTGTTATATTACCCATACTATCCATCTTAATTGTCACCCCATATCTTCTGCAAGTAGGTTCACTTAAATTTCTATCTACTATCTCTGCATAATCAGATGACTTCATATAATCTTTAACTTCGTATTCATGTTTCCCATTACCATTTGTTTGTTTTGTTTCCATATCATATTCCTTCATATATTGTTGACATGAAAAACAAAATGCCGAACCATCTGCATTAACAGATACAGCATCAGTACTGTCACATAATGGACAGGGTAGATGATACTTTACAAATCCAGTTTTTGTTTCCATTGTCGCCCTTTTAAATTCGTTCATAAAAAAAAGGAGAGCCGACCCTATTACAAGCCGACTCTCCAGTAGGAGTAGAAAATGTAGTCACGCATTATGACTAAATAACCAAGAGGTTTATACTAAAAATCTTCCTTGATGTCAACACCATTAGAAGATTTTTCTACATTAAATCCTTCTTTAGGTGTGTATTCCACTAAGTCCAGTACCTGAACAGCTTGTAAATCTAAACCTTTGCCCTTCTTTCCTTTGAAATTCCAGTCATAAGATTTATACATTACCTTTACCTTACTGCCATTACCGATTATTTTTTCAATAGGTTTCTTTTCAGCATCCACTAATTGTGGTTGTTGGTTCTTATCACCATTTGCTTTTGAAACCTTTCTCTTAAACCTGATGATATTCTTTACTACTTTATCATCAGCTTTTGTTTCACCAATATTAAATCCTTGAGATTTAAAATCCTGTGCTGTTGCATCATCAACTGCTAAATCAATTCTCCACATAGGTTCAAACTTTTCGTTTGGTCGTGTCAGAGAAGCCCAGTAAGCTGTGCCTTCAATTATTGCCATATGTATTTTCCTTTTGTTGTTGTTAATTTACTTTTCATAAAACTCTTTTAGCATATCAGCACCCCCCTTGTCAACACTTGAAGCATCTTTTTTTTCCTCATTTTCGCTAGTGTTTTCAAGGATTTCTGTTATCTTTTCATCTATCACTCTTTTAATCTTCTGTTTCTTTTTTAATTTTGTTTCTAACTCTGCAATTCTTTTACCTAATACCTGAACATCTTGTGTTGCTTGTTCAACTTGAATAAGTAATTGTTTTATTTTAGAATCTTTTTGAGAAACTAATTTAATAGCATCATCTTTTTCTTTAGTTAAATCTGATATAGTATTTTTATATTCTCTAATTAAATCTCGTTCACTCATATATTATTTTCTTTTTTTTCTTTTAAGTTTTTTCTTTTTAATTTTTTTCTTTTTAATTTTCTTTGGTTTCCTACAACAATGTATAACTAGGTATATTAAACTAAATGCTAACAGAACAATAGATACAGCTAGGAAAAAAGAGAGATAACAAATAGTAAATACATCTATTGTAAATACAACTCTTTCATTTTTAGTACTGGCTAACTTAATACTTTCATCTACTTTAAATGTTTTTCTTTCTACTGATGGTGCAACTATATCAACAAAAGTTTTCTTAACTTCTTTTGCTTTAACTATGTACTCATATGCATGAGTTTTAATATCTTTTTTAGTTGTAAGTGTTGTTGCTAAATCTATACCACTATATGCTTTAGCATAAGCATTATTACTTAAAGCTAGACTAGACCCACTTGATACAATCGCTATATTACTACATCCAGTTAGTAATAATAAACCAACTATCAATCCTATTATTTTTTTCATGTAAACAATCCTCTCTTTAATTGAGATGCACTTACAAATGTTTGCTTATCATTATCATTTAATTTACTATGACAATTACTACATATCTTTTTATTTCTATCATGTACGTTTCGGAGCATAGTACCACCCAAAGCAGTACCATCACAGGCATGACACCTGTCTTTAAAGTTATCTCCTCCATCCATCATACCCATATTACTTACCTATAAAACTTAACAGAACCATAGTGACAATAAATAAAAGGATATAAAATAAAATTAAATATATTTTTTCTTTCATATCAATCAAACAATGCATAACAACTCTCACTAAAGATTTCTTTAATAGGTATTACTACACATTTAGATGCCCTGTAATCTCCTATCTCTTTAGTGTGTGTCTTTTTATATTTATCTACTATCTTTTTTAATCTATTAACTCTGAACACTATCATATTATATTCTTTGTTCTTTAATTCAAGGATATGAAACCACCATTTAGCTTCTGTCTTTGCTATACCACTTGGCTTACCTCTAAACTCATACTCAATAGCAATATTCCCTGACTTTCTCCACCAGCTACGTTCAGTTTTAACTTCTACATTACCACCTTTAAGTAATTCATCAACTCTTTTCTCTCTCACTTGACCATACTTTAAATCAATATCAAATGCAGAAGTCTTATTCAAATTTCCCATCCTTAATGAAAGCTACATAGGTAATGCGTTAGAAATTTATTTAAGTTCTTATGCTCAAATAATTTTTTCGCATTTGCTATTTTTAATTTGTGGAAAGTTTTTGTAATAAAGGAAGGGTCAAAGTCGGAATATTCACAGACCTCACAGAATGCTTCATCATTTGGATTGAACCAAGCATTAGCATTCTTAACAATCTGTAATCTATGTTTACCCCATGCATGAATATCTACATCAAGGGCATCCATGATGGCTCGGACAATAACACTCCTCCATAGTAATATGTGTGGAGTTATCTTCTTGCCTTCGCCTTTCCCCTCATTCCAAAGGGGTATTGTATTTCCATTACGTATCATATTTCATTTTATTGTCTAGATACTTTGCAATCAGTTTTGGCTTTTTACTTTTTACAATCTTTGAGTGAAACTGTTTTCTCATTAACATCTGTGCTATTGGATTTCTTGACTTTATTTTTGTATGTTTCTTCATCAATTTCCTCCACAGTATTACGTTTAAACTTCACTTCTTTACCAACGATTTTTGAATAAGGCGACCAATGTAATTCTCTAGTTGCTTGTTCTAAAGTAGTACCTGAATTGTAATAATCTTCAATACACATATCTACATTTACCCAAGATTTTTTCATAAAGAATTTATTCGCCATAGTACTATCCAATAAAATATTATTTAATAAAAGAAATACTAACCCTATTAAGTAGGGCAGTATCTCCTATTATAGAGGGCAATACCACCTGTGCCAACACCCCTAAAAAATAAATTTTATTCAATAAAATCAATGGTTTAGACAATATATTCTCCTTCTAGTTGTATTTAATAATTTGAATTGCTCGTGCATAATTAGGTATCCTTTTTATGTACCCTTTCCATTCAATATACCCAAGCATATTCCATATAACACTCTTTGATTTGACATTCATATGTTGCATCATCTCATTAAATGTTGGCATCACTTCATTATCTTTAAAGTAATGCTGTAAAAATTTAAATAACTTTAATTGTTTTTTAGTTAGCATCTCTTAATCTCTTCTGTGCTTCATCAACTATATCAAACAAGTCAGTTAATTTTTTTTCTTTCCTAACTTTACTAATCATCTCTCTTAATCTACTATGATAATCAGTAGGATGATAAGCTGTGCCATTAACCCTTAACTCTCGTTCATATTTAACATCAGCTTTTAAATTTTTAATCTCCTCTTTTAGAGTAGCAATTTCTTTTTTATATGCATTCTCTTTAAGAGAAGTTAAATAAATATCATCACCCATTTTTCTCCTCACCATTCCCATAGTGTTTGCTTTGCTCAAACAAATAGTATTGATGTCCATCTTTCTCTTCTTGTTTCTGCATTAACTTTGCATACGCATCAGCATCTTCAACTGTTTTAAATGCTCTGTCTTGATAAAAAGTTTCACTAAACTTACCTTTAGACATTACTATATATCTTTTCAACTCTGCTTCTTTAACTTTTCCAAACATTTATTTCTCCTATTAATATTCTTGTTTAACATCAAACGCAACTGAAACTTTATCATAAGGTTCTTGTTCTAATGAAAATTTAATTGCGGTATATAATTCACCTAACTCAAAAATATTATTCTCAAATAAAGTTTTTTTTGTTATCTTCGGTGTCTTATACTTTATATGTTTTCTTTTATCTTCATCCCAATAATCTTTATCAATTTTTGTTGAGATTATTTTTACATTATCATATGTAATCATTTTTATTTCTCCTTATTTTTTTTGTTATGTCTACCCATGTACCATGCAGATGGTTCGTAATCCCATCTATGTCCTTTGTGTCCTCTTATTTTAGCATACCACATACGCAACCTAACTATTAATTTTTTAAATCTTAATGACATATGTTCTTATAGCACATTAAAATCTAATGCACAACCCTTTCTTTTAATATTTTATTATCAATTAAAAAATGTGCTTGTCTGCCCATCCATCCATGTAATTTCCAAACAATCCCTGTATCTATTAGAAATTGCCACGCATCTAACTCTTCAGCAATAGTATTACATGGAATGAAACCCTCTGCTCTACCAACTGCTTGGTGTATATCATCAACCAAATCTGCTGGTATATTTATCATCTTATATCTTTTATAATAATCTAATTCTTCAGGTAAATTAAACTGCTTCTTACCATAGATAGCTTTCTTTATTTTAATTTTCTTACTCATAATATTTAACTATCTCCTTTGCTACTTTTATTCTCTTCTTTGTTAAGAGATAAGGTAGTATAGTTTTACATACTTTGTAAGCTGTTTCATTTAAAGCTACCCATATCTCTTGAGGTTTAGCTTTCTTACCTGTCGCTGTTATTCTAGGTTTAGACTTATAAATTCTACCTCCAAAAAGTTTATGTAATAATCTTATTGGTGCAAAGTCTGTGCCTGTCACCTCTATTCTTTTTCTTTTATACTTTACATTCTCAAATTGTAAATATCCTTCACCATCTATGTAAGCACTCGCCCATCTCTTGTCATCAAGTTTCATTTAATTAACTCCATATCTTTTTTATTAATATCAAAACAAGTACTCTCTCCATCATTACCCTCTATCCATTCATCTCTATTAACATCCATAGCTTTGTCATGAGCATCTTGTTTGTTGTTTGCCTTTAGTTCTATGTAGTATCCTTGAGTTTCATATCCCCACACTCTATACTTTTTCATTCTGCTCTCTCCATTTCTTAACACCCTCTGTTGGTGTATCTCCTTCTTTAGTTATCTCTGTATCAACTAATTTATATTCTTCTTCTGCTTCTCTCCATTCCTGATTAACATAATCTCTCTCATTATGTTTTTCCCATGCATCATCTTCATCTTTAGCATCAATAAAGTTCTCTACTATTTTCCACCCTGTTAGGTGTTCTGTTATTTTATATCTTGGCATTATTAACCTCCTTAATTTTCTTATTAATGTACCATTCGTGCCTCGCCTGTTTAACTTCAGGTCTTGCGTTATACTCTTTAAAGTATTTCCTTTTCTTTTCTATCACATCAGGTCTTTGATGGTAGAGTTTATTATATTCTTTTCTGTTCATCAATCTACAATAGGGTCATGAGTTAGCTTACTCATCTGTTCTAACCTAGTCTTTGGCTCATCATTATCTTCTTCTTCTGTTTCACTTGGCTCATAATGTTTCCAATATAAATGTTGATTGTGTTCATCAACATCATTCACTAATGTTTCTTTTAACTCTTTATATTTTTCTACATCATAACCAATTTGATTTATCTTGGTATCAAACTCTTTACCTATCATCCACCCACTCGCCATCAAATCACCATGCTCACCTGCTTGTGTTATATCACCATCCATATAAGCATTCCAACATTCATTCATAATTCTAACCACATTAAAAGGTACATCACCTAACTCTTCAAAGGTGTATTGTAAATTTTTAAAGTCCATGATACTCCTTAAATAATTTTCTAAAAAAGATTTTCAATTCTTTAAACTCTTCGTTAGGTGTTAACTCTGCCCAATTCCAATCAACTTTAGAATTTATATCTAATGCTTTTATTATCTCATATTCTAATTGTTTAGAGTTCATATCTATTACCTCTATCTCTTACTCTGCATCTTGTATAAAGAAAGCCCTTTTCTTTTGGTATCAAGTCTTGTTTTTTCATAGATTGTATCTTATCAATCGCATCTTGACACAATAAAGCTGGTACATTTATCTTCATAGTTCTTGTTATGTATATATATTCTTTATTCTTATTCATAAGGATACTCCTCTCCATCATTTTCTTTTTGCCATACTGCCTTGTCATAATACTTCTCAACTAAAGTATCATCAAGGAAGTAAAGATTGTCTAAACTATTCATCTCATTTTGATAATTAAATGTAGCTTTAATCTCACTCAATTTAAACCCATCCATTACCAAAGATATGACTTCTTCTTCAACTTCTTGTATGGCTTGTTTGACTTTTCCCATTTGCGTATGTCCTCCTTTGTTATGTTTATGGCTACTGCTAATCTTCGTGTACTCCAATGATTTTCTTTTATTAATTGTCCTATTGTTTTATTCATCTATCCTCCTATATAGTACTTACCTTTGATTACAAAGGGTTTTGTTTTATATGTTCTATCTATCTCTAGTATTCTTAAAGATAAATATTTCTTAATCAATCTACATATCACACCTGAATTGACATCAGGAAATTTAAGTCTTAATGCTTTGATTAAGTTTCTCTTCTTGTACTTATCACTATCTATTAATCTAAATAGTTCAGTTGCTATTTCAGATTTAATAGAGGTAGTAATTCTTGTATCATCTTTAACATAAGGGGTCAAGTCTATTTTATATTTTTCTAATAGATTATTAAAGTGTTCTTCACTTACCCAACTGCAACACATTTGAGGCATACTTAAATTACTTAATAGCATACCCAAACTATCTGCCTCATTAGTATCCAACTTATCTAACGCAACCATAAATTTTTCTGCATTAGGTACATCTTTATATTTAGTTGTAGCTTTATTATATCTATGCATATACTCCTTTTGTTTTTTTATAACACAATGCTACTAAAAGATTGTGTCAATTTTATGTTAAGACCTTGTTCATTGTGTGTCCTAACAGAAAATTTTGTATTAACATATGCGACATACTGACGCATCTTCTATAATATTTATCATGTTCTATTATAATCATAAAAATTTTTCTATATTAATTATATATAAATCATTAGGGCTAATAATCATATCACCATTACAATTTCTAATTATATATATTAAGCACACTCAAACCTCTCATCAGAATAAGTTATTCCTTGATACTCATCAACTAAATCACAACTCTCTTGCGTTAGTTCATCTATTAGAAAGTTAATTCTATAAACTCTTCT